AAATTCGACGTGCCGGAAGAAACAGACCGAGCCGAGAGAACCGTGTACGTGTGCCAGGAGTGCGGCGCCATCATCACAGACCACGACAAAGGAAAAATGCTGCGCGACGGTCGCTGGAGAGCGGTAAGGCAGAAAAGCAGCACACCGAGAAGCGTAGCATTTTGGCTCAATACGCTGTATTCCCCGTTTACGCGGTTTTCTGATATAGCCCGTGAATTTATGCGCAGTAAGGGCGATCCTGATCTGATGCACAACTTCAAAAACTCCTGGCTGGCCGAGCCGTGGGAGGAGCTCACGATAAAGACCAACTCCAGCATGGTCATGGACAGACAAACCGACATTCCCGAATGGACGCTGCCGCCATGGACAAAGCTGATAACCGGCGGCATCGATGTGCAGAAGGACTGCCTCTACTGGGTCATTCGCGCATGGGGCGACTATATGACAAGCCAGCTCGTCGCGCGAGGCAAGGTTCAAACGATGGAAGAGGTCGAGCCCATCATGAACAGGGAATTCACGCTGCCCGGCGGCGACACCGCAATGGTCAATCTGACCCTGATGGACAGCGGCGACCGCACCGATGAGGTTTATGAATTCTATTACCACAACTCCGACTGGATGCTGCCGTGCAAAGGCACCACCACAATGACGTCGCATTACCGTCTTTCGATAATCAACAAAGCCGGCAGCAAAGCGACCGGCATGACGCTGGTGCTTGTTGACGGCGGCAAATACAAGGACCTGATAGCTGCCCGAATGCGCAAATCCAACGGTCAGGGTTCATGGATGGTGTTTGACGGCATCGACGATGAGTATGCCGAGCAGGTCACAGCCGAGCACAAGCTTACCGTGCGCTCCAACGGCCGAGACGTTGAGCGATGGGTCAAGAAAACGACCCATGCGGACAACCACTATCTCGACTGCGAGGTATATGCCGCGGCGGCTGCCGACGTAATGGGCGTGCGCTCGCTCTACCCGGACGAGAGCGGCACCGCCCAACCGAAACAGATCACGCCGCCGTCAACCTCCAGTGAAGAAAACTGGATAAGCGAAAACGAGGAATGGATATAACGGAGGATCACATGAACGAAAACACTCAGAAAACGGCCGAAATGCTTGAACAGGTCAACAGCGCTATTGCCGCTGTTTTGTCCGGCGGTCAGTCGTATAAAATCGGCAGCCGATCATTGACACGCGCCGACCTTTCACAGCTGAAAGCGATCAGGGATGACCTTGAAGCCCAGCTTTCGAGCGGGCAGGACAACTGCCTGCTGGACAGGACCTGCGTTGCATTTTTCGATGGGCGGTGATCGCATGAATATCTTTGATAACATCGTTGCCGCGATATCTCCGCGACTCGCGTGCGCACGTGAGGCATGGCGGCAGCAGCTTGAGAACATGCGCAGCTATGACGCTGCGAGCTTTGGCCGGTTAAACGCCGGCTGGCGCACATTCAACGAAAGCGCCGAGATCACCGACCGCACGAGCCGTGATGTGATTCGCGCCCGAGCGCGCGACCTCGAGCGCAACAGCGATATAGCACAGTCGATACTTCATGCTTACAAGCGCAATGTCGTCGGCCGCGGCTATACGCTTCAGGCCAAAACCGGCAATGACGAGCTTGACGAAAAGATTGAAAAAGCATGGTGGCAGTGGTGCAAGGCGCGAAACTGCGACGTGACCGGCGAGCAGAGCTTTAATCAGCTCCTGCGCATGGCCATTGACCGCAAAAAAGTCGATGGCGGCCTACTGTTCCTGTTCCGATACACGAAACAGGGCATGGTCCCGTTTCAGCTTCAGGCAATCGAGGTAGACGAGCTGGATATAAACGTGACCACGCCGAAAAGCCGCGGAAACCGTGTCGTCGGCGGCATCGAATACAACAAGTGGAGACGGCCGGTCGGCTACTGGATCCGACAGTACGACATTGAAGGCTGGCAGCTCGACGACCCTGTGTATGTTGATGCAAAGGACGTATATTTCTTCAAATCCAAAACTCGGCCGAGCCAGCTGCGCGAAATGTCCGACATGGCCCCCACTATTACGCGCGTGCGCGACACGAACGAATTCATAACCGCAGTGTCGGTAAAGGAGCGTATCGCCGCCTGCCTTGCGGTCTTCATAAAGCGTGCAGTCCCGTCCGGAGGCTTCGGTCGCGGCGGAACGAGAACCCCCGACGGCGGCACCGACTACGAGGGCAAGAAGCTCACGCCGGGCATGATATCGACGCTCGGCGCAGGAGACGGTATTGAGACCGTCAATCCCGGAAACTCCGGCAGCGACGCCGCCGGTTTTCTGAAAACCCAGCAGGCGCTCATTGCCGCAGGGCAGGGCCTTAGCTATGAGGCCGTCAGCCGTGATATGTCCGGCGCGACATATTCCTCGGCGCGTCAGAACGCCATAGAGGATGAGAGCACATATGCGGCAGATGTCGAAATGCTCACAGAATTCATGAGCGAAGTTTATGAGACATTCGTGATTTCCTGTTATCTCTCCGGGCTTATAGATATGCCCGGCTTTTGGGATAAAAA